CCACGGAGAAGAAAATATCATCTGCCTGTGTTTACCCTTGCCAGACCTCGGTAGATCTGGTGAGCGCCACAGACAACCTGTCCCTAGATGTGACAGAGGCGATACTGGGGACTTTGCTTCGGAAGTCCCGTAATATTCCTGGACAGGTACGCTTACGAGCGTTCCAGTCACTCCGCCCGCTTATTGATTGCGGCGGTGAGGAGCGGGAAGTATCGCATGGGCAGATGATGGGGAGCTACCTCTCTTTTCCCTTGTTGTGCCTTCATTCGTATCTCGCAGCGCGTTGGGCGTTGGCAGAGAGAGAAGGTACAATTCTTGTAAACGGAGATGACACGCTCGTCTCTTCAAACGTTTACCTCGAAGCGTCTTCATACCCTAGCGGGTACAAGCTTAACGATCTGAAGACAATTCGATCTGGAACAGTCGCCGAAATCAATTCGACAGCATTCCTAAAGAACTCAAGGGGCAAGTGGCGTGAGATTCGTCACTTGCGGAGAGGTGGATTTCTTTCTGATTACCACGGGATGCTGCACGGCGCAGCTGCCGTCCGTGGCTCGGTTGAATGGACGAACGCTTTCGTTCGTTCACGAATCGGAAAGAAGTGGGGGTTCCTACCCTCCCAGCTAGGATTAAATCCTAGATCGTATCCCGCTCATGAGCGAGAACGATCGATGTCGAACAGGATCTTCACCTGTCTACCGGGGCCCCCAACAGAGGCTTCGACATCGCTTCTAGCTGTCCGTAGAGAGCTAGATCCCGACGAGAAAATCGCCATGTTCCTTCACCTTTGGGATCATGGTCGGGAGGGAGGTAGGAAGAGAGACGTATTCAACCCCACCGTGGGTTGCGTTCGTCGGACCTACGCGTACAGATCTGTGAAGGTCTGGAGTCGGCTTTCCTATCTTGGGAAGCTGAGGTCTTTGAAGTTGACCGCGCGTAGAGAGGAGGAAGAACTACGTTATCTGCCCGCAGATTACGTCAGTAAAAGAGAGGACGAGATCCTTGCTGAGTTGAAACGATATAACTCGGTAGTATTCAAGGATCTCTAGGGAAGTGGTCCCTAGGCCAGGATGTATAGTTAAGCAACTACACTATACGGTGGGGGAAGAAAGGGTGAGGGCCTAACGCCGTCATTCCGATCGCGTCCTTAGCGGCCCCGCTCACTAACATTTCCGATTGACGTAAGTCTCGGATAAAGGCGTACGGACCTGTGTCGGTAGATTCGTTCTACGACAGGCCTAGCCTGATGGGTGAGTTGGGTGACAGCGGTTGGCGCTTGATCGTGGATCGGCCGGTCGCCTGAAATAAGATCTGGGGGCGGAACGGAAACGTCCGTTATGCCAGAGATCTCATCACGACTTCCAGGATT